TAGTGTTCTTTCTTGATTGAAGTTTACATTTATGTAATCTCTTACAAGTTCTGATACCTCGTATGCTACATAGTTGTTGTTACTAATTGCGTTTTTAGTAATCGTGTATTGAGCTGATGCAGGTTTGTCTGTTTCCTTTGTTCCTTCATATACATATAAAGATAGTATTGCAGAAGCTAGGCTATCATCTTCTACCTTTATAAAATATGGACTTCTTACGTTTATTTTAGTTGCCACTTGTTGCTGATGTTAAAAATTCTTCTAAATCTAATTTGTATGCATCTACTAACTCTTTTGGTAGTTTTTCAAATGCTTGTTCAAAACTCTTTGTAAAGAAATTACTAGGCTTTATACCCTTTCTATATATGCTTCTTGCTATTAGGTATTGTAAACTCTTTCTCTTTATAAATTGTCCTTGTTCGTTTCTTGCTCCTTTTAATCCTTTGCGTACTATCCACTTATCTAATGCCTTTGGTGGTGGCATCTTATCCTTGTAGCTAAATGGTGTTTTGTACTTTTTAAACTTACCACTTACACCCTTGTCTTGGAATATACCGTAATCTTCCATAAAGAAGTTAAGTATAAACGCATTTGCAGACGTTTTAAGGTCATATTTAAGGCTATCGTATAACTTTCTACTAGAGTTCTTTTTACCCCTCGTTAATCGTGTCCTAGATTGTTGTATTACACGCTTTGCAAACCCTTTTAATATGTCCTCTGTATTGTCTAGCATAAGTAAATATCATTAGGTATCTGCACATCAAAGGTTGCAGACCATCCTGCTAATTCATTTTCAAACCTGTCATAAAATGGCTCACAACTTGGGTCGCCTGATAATTGGTAGTTATCACTTACATCAGCTTGTCTTAATTGTCCAAACAATCTATTCTGTACTGCTAGTTGTGTATTAAGCACATCTTGCTCATTGTCATTGCCAATAAATATATCAGTAACCTCATCTTTGCTTACATCTACAATATCCATAGACAATAGAGTAAGGTTTATGTTTAGTACCTGCTCCTGTACAGTTACACTATTCACTATAAGGTGTGATAGTGGGAATATAGTTTGCTTTGACAAATCTACTTCTGTTAAATCTCCTGTGGTTACTGTATTCACATTCTCATCTAATAACAGTTGGTCTTTTATTGTTTGTGTGATTAGGTAAAACCCTCTTACTCCTTTATTTGCCATTCTTAATTCTTTTTGCTTCTAGCTCTGTTTTTTCCTTTTTAAATTCTAATGCGTATAGACATTCGTGTATTCCTAGTTTAGTGATATCTTCAAATCTTGTAATATCTCCGTTAGCGAGTGCATATATTGATTGATACCATCCCCATTTTTGTCCGAAGTTGCTTTCTGCTGTAAGTCCCCCTGATTGAGTGAATAGTCCATCATAATCTGACATAACTCGTTCCCTAAATTGTAAAAAAAAACAATAGAACCTAATACAGCACCTAGTGGCATATTCTTGTATATGGTAGCATCCTTTACCTCGTATTCTTCTATGTTGTATAGCGTATCATACTTACCCTTTATAGGTCTGTAAAGAACAGCCATTGCACGTTCCATATTATCCCAATCCCCCAAGTAGGTGTCAAGGTCTATGTACTCTCCAAAAGACATTTCATCTAGATTAGGTATAAACCCATACTCTACATTGCCTATCTTAAACTTTCTTGTTAGTGGTGGATTATCTCCAAACATCTTGGAGAGCTTTGTTACTATTGCTTGTATGTCAGCAGCTTTAATTAGCCTTGCTACCTTTTCAGGTACATTACAAAAGATAGTAATCATCTTTAGGGCTACTTGGTTTTCAGTTAGCCCTTCAGGCAATTTAATATACTGTTGGTATTGCCCTAGTGTGATGTCGTTTAGATTTGTGGGTACGTTTAATTCATACTTCATATAAATATAACGTATATATACGAAGTTTTTAGAAATAAAAAAGGGCTGCCGAAGCAACCCCTAATTAATAACAAAACAAAATCTACTTAATCAATCTATAAAATTCTTGTGTCCTGTATAGTAAATCCCATACAATGTAATCTGTGTCTTTAGGATGTCTAGCTTTTACGCTTACTCCTATATCGGTGTTTATGTGAGTTATTATAACTCCTGTATGTAATCTATGCAGTTTCATCTCTTACCGTTTATATCTGTTTGTCTGCTACGTTTATTAGTCCTATGGTACTGATAAGTTTCCTGCCATTCTGCAAGTGGTATAAACCTTACCTTCTTGTCTATTTGTTTCTTGGTCTTTTTCATATCCTCATCTCTTGTTCCCATAGTACAGGTGTCCACTCCTCAAAGGTTTCATTCCAATAAACCTCTTGTACTATCTCTAGTTCTCCGTTCACTCTAAAGTGTTTGTTTCCTACTTCTATTACTTTCATAGTCCTACCCATTTATCAGCGTGAGCCATTAGTTGCAAAAATAAGCAAGTCCATCCAAATGCTGCAAAGTAAATAATGCAGTCAAATATAAAGTTCTCTATCTTACGTTTCATAATGTTTGTTTTAAAATTTATATAAACCTGTGGATAGATAGTACTCTAAACTGTGTAAAAGGGATGGGCTAAATACTTTATTGTTACTATCCTCATAGTAAGCTGTAACCAACTCATCACCATTCATTATTACGGTGTATAAATCTCTTTGATACATTGTTCTAAATTTGTGCTCTAAAGTTCTCATAATGTTTGTTTTTAATTATGATGCTAATATACAACAATTATTTTAATACACAAATGTTTATAAAGTTTTTTTTAATGGATATAATACTTACCAAAGTTAGGCTTACTTAATATAGAGTAACAACTATAACGTGCAGCATCTAATGTGTGGTTAAATGCATCTTCAGGTACGTTGGTTATTCTACCTGCTCTATCTTCTTTCCACTTATAGCTTCTAAACTCTTTTATCATATTAGTGCTATCCTTTGTTACGTGGAGCTTGTATCTCTTTAGTAAATCAATACCTGCTAATACAGAGTTGCTGCCTTTATAGGACTTCATTACCTTATGTCCGTATCTTCTTAACTGTTCTATTATTTCAGGTCTTGCACTATCAGCGTATGTAATACCATTTACCTCAACTCCCTTTAGATATTGGTGTATGTCCTCTGTTGTCATCTTTGACCTGTAAAGAAGTTCTTTAAAGTAAAGGTTGTGGTCTTTCTTGTATGTTGCAATAAATGTAGTAGGGTCGTTAAATCCAAAGTCCATCCCATAAGCCACAAGCTGTGCATCATCAGGTATGCTATCAATCTCTGTGTACTTAAATATAGTTGCTTTAGATATTGCCCTTTCCCCAAGTCCATATATACGCCAATAGTTCTCATCTGTGTCTTTTAATAGTTCTATCTCGTTTCTTATACTCTCATCTAGAAATGGATTGTCTAGATATGTGGTCTTGTACGTTTCTACATCATCTCTTGGTTCTAATCTTTCCCATATCCAATGGTACTCATCAGAAGGGTTTAAATCCCCTATAATCTTTCCTGTCGTTCTGAATACTAACTGCTGCCAACTTTCATAGTCAAGTTCATTCATTTCATTAGCAAACAGCAAATCTCTTTTACGCCCTCTAACCTTTTGTGGTTGGTCTAAACTAATAAACTCTATAAGATTGCTGTCTAGCTTGTATTCGTGATTACTCTTATTGTGGTGCTGCTCATCATATAAGTCCATACGTTTAAGTATGTCTAGAAAATCCCTCATTACAGTACCTCTCAATGCAGGGAATGTCTTACGACAAATAGTAATGGTTTTGTTATCGTTATGCTGACAGTAATGTAAGATTATCCATAGCAAGATGTTATATGTCTTACCACTTCTTGTTCCACCAATCTCTAATGTAATCTTTTTAGTAGAGTTGGTTAGGTGGTTATATACCTTATTTACTTGTATTGTTGTCAATCACTTCTACCTTGAAACTCTTTTGCTTTGTATCGTGCTTTATCTCACGTTTAGTGCCATTTAGCCTATGTGCTTCTGCATCACTACTAATCATCTTCATAGCTGCTATTTGTAATACAGGAGCTGCATCAGGAGTTATCCAATTATTAAGTAGTGCTACCTTCTTACTTGTCCTATTTTCTTCTATTGCCCTTTTTATACTGTCAAGTTCGTTAAGTTTATGCTCATAAAAAGTAGGCTTGGAGCAAGGTAAATATGCTACTACGTGTTCAATAAACATCAGCTTATGCTGTTCTATTGCTGTTAGTGCTTTGCGTTCTAGTTCTTTAGTATCGTACATACTAATATAACGTAATTAAATAAATATTTTAACCCTACTCACAAGTTTGCAATAATCATCCCCATAATTAATTTATCTTGCTTTCAGGTTATTCTTATGTTACTAGCTTATACATACCGTACCATATCAATGCAGTAAGTGTGTATAGTATTGCCCACGTTATTGCTTTTGTGTAGTTTCTCATAGTGTCCTTATTACTTGTATAGCTGCTCCTATAACTGATATTATGTATAGTATAAATACTACTATGTGTATTGTGTTTTTTATGTTATTTCGTTTCATACTAATAGGTGTAATCACTTATGCCTTCAGTAGAAGCATATATCTTTGTCTGTTGGTTTCTTGGTGTTATGTTATTGCTTCTTACTTGTTTTATCTCTGCTTTTAGTTCAAGTATAGTGTTCTCTAACTCCTGTATCTTTTTCCTTTGTGTTATGTTCTCGTGTCTTAATTCATCAACAGTTATAATTGGCTCATCTCCTTTGTATATGTTGTATATAAAGTTAAATGTTTCTTTGAAGTCATTATTGTTATCGTAATCCCAATCAAAGTTCTTTAGTGCGTGTAATACTGTTGCGTGTGTCTGCATTAGCGTTTTAGCCATAGCACTAGATGTCATATCAGAAGTAACACTTAATATCTTGTAGTATATCTTTCTAGCATAGATGTATTCTATCTTGCGTGTCTTGGTAGTTATATCAAGATTAGTGTGTTCCTTTATCAGATTTATCAACGTCTTGCAGTCGTTGGGTATTTTTGGAATAGTAGTTAGTAAGTAACCTTTGTATTTCATCTGTGTAATAGTTTATTAGTTTCTCGTTATCGTTTTCATACGCCCTTTGTAGTTCGCCTTTAAAATAGGCATAGCTCTTTATGAGTGTTGTCTTACTCATCATAGTTTAAAGCATCTAATATAATCATTTCTTCTTTAACCTCTTGTAGCATTCTTATAGCATCGTGATAATCTCCCATCTTGATTGCTAATTGTATCATCTCCATATCATTTATAAAGTCATTCATAATGTGCCTGTTAATGTGTAACTATTAAGGTCTGCATCTTCTATAAAGAACATCCTGTATCTATCTATTGCTTCTAGTGTCTTACGTTCTCCTTCTAGATAAAAGTTTTCTGATACATCGTATATTGCTATGTCAAGAGTACCCTTGTCTAGTGCTATAAACTTAAACTCTGTATAAGGAATATCAAACAGCTTACAATAAACGTACACCTGTATGTCATAACCATACTTCTTTGCGCTGTAAGGGAATGCTCGTATATCAGTTGTGGTTTTTAAATCT